ACGTATTGAAAATCCAATTCCTTAAAGGAATTGACAAGGCCATCCATATCTAAAGAAACAGGTGGAAGCACCTCATGAATAGGTGTAGTAATCGACGTGTCATGTTTGGACTCAACCACAACATTTGGAATAGCTTTCACTAAATCCACACCCAATTGCTCCTTCAAAAATTTCGCCCCCACTGGCAAATCCACACTGACTTTCTTCTCCTTAATAGGTGGTTTGGTCGGTTTAGGCCCCTCAATGGCAACGACTTCCACTTTTTTATCAGACACAACAGGGTCAATGACAACCGCAATGGTCTGTTTTACTTTCTTATCTTGTCCATTTTTAGGTTTACTAACACTAGGTTTTTTACCACCGTTCTGATCGGCGGCAACATGTTTAAATTTACAATGGTGATATGTGCATTTACCCATCTTGAAAAATTTACATTCATTTCTGATATCTGCACTACTCAATACAACTTTCTCAAAGGACTCAGCCCGTGATTTACAATCCAACAGGCACTGCCCATTTGAGGAAGCCCCCAAGCATTTAGGGCATTTAGCCCAAATATCTAATTTAGCACCATTGACACAACGACACATGACGACTTTCGGGTAATGGCCATCTGCCAACCCCCAACAAGTCATACAACGCCAATGTCTAAAACAGCCCTTAATAGGCACTTTCTCATAGCCTATGTCCTCACAAAAGCCACAATCTTCAGACATATTCCTACACATCTCTTTCTCACTTTGTGTAAAAGCGTTCCAATCACCCGCTAAGATTTCCTGACTGAGATCATAACCCCACTTCTCTTCTAATGGTTCAAATATAGGCGGTGAAGCACTGGTCGGGGAATAAGTCACCGAAACAGGTGAAGTATTCCTAACCGGCACCTCAGGCAAATAATAAGGATCAACAGTACGATCAAGCCAAATGCCCTGCGCAACATCTTTGACATTCCTATCAAAGTAACCCAAACCCTGTTGTAGTCTTTTAGGTACATTAATCGGTTTGGAGCGCCGAGTATTCATTTTCAAAGCAAAATCTCTAATATCTTCATCAACAGCTTTCACAAATGCCTGTCGACTCATCTCTTTCTGGCCAGCCGACAACTTATTTGTCTCCGCACCAGACTCAATGGGTGCAAAATCTGCATCCTCCATCAAGAAAACGGGTTCTGGCACATAAGGCTCCAACGGAGCATTCCTCGCCAGTCTTTCTATCTCCCACTCCTCACTAATTCCATCGTCGTGTAAAACGGTGACACCCTCACCGTCCGGGACAGGTTCTCCAGTCTTGATCACAAGCTGCGTCTCCAACCCTAAGGTTAGAGACTCAACATCTTGCGCTCTCTTCAAAGTTGGGTAAATTGTCTCCCAACAGACTTTTTTATCTCCAGCAGGAACCAATTCTACTGTTACGTCATTCATTCTTTTAATTTCCTTGTGGCGATCTAAAATAGCACGGCCCCGGTCTTTACCGTCCGGACGCCATATATCCTCACCACGCATCACTGGTCCCGAAAGACCTTGAGAAACTCCAGTATTGATCCATTGGGCACCACTGGCACCCCGACCACTACCGGTCCGCCTTTTATAATCATCGTTATTAGACATACAATCCATAGCAAATGAAGTTTTTTAGCAG